TTTTATCTTTAGTCGCGGTAATCTTTGTTGTTCCCGCACCTTTTTCATTCCCGAAACGGAAAACTAATGAGGAGTTCAACCAAATCGCCTCACCACCTTTAGCCTTAATTTTAGGTTGTCCAAATGGATTATCCGGAAGTTCAACCCAAGGTTGGTTAACAATAACCAAAGTATTCTCATATTTAGAATCCGCTTTACGACTTCCCGATATTCTTTGATTGATACCCATACCAATTTTGTCAGCCAACGCCGCCGCGTTATGTTGTTTACCACCTTTGCCTTCAAAAGTCATTTTACAAGGAACTGAACCAACAGAATCCCATAGGAATAATAAACTATAATCTAATTCACCTTTTTCCTGAGCGTCAAGTAAACTATTAATATAGTCAGTGATTTGTTCGATATAACTGAAGTTATTATTGAAGATGTAGAACCCATCCCATTCTAATTCGCCCGTTTCTTCATCAACCATTTCTTCACAATCAAAACCCATAAGTTTTGCGTGTTCAAATGACCACTTTTGTTCGGTAATAATGAATACCGGTAATATTTGTTTTTTCTGAGCATCAACAGCACATTTCACCAACGCAGTTGTTTTACCTGTATCTGAGTGACCCAAGAACATATTTAAGTGTCCTATAGCCGGTCCCGGAATACCAACAGCATCCAAAAAGTCAGGACCTAAGTCAAAAAACCTTTGTGGTTTGTATTTTGCAGATGTTGAGAATTTATCCTTAATCGATTTAAAATCGTGTTTTTTAATTGCCATATGTATATGTTAATTTAATTTTTTTAGTTTGTTTAGACAAGTTGGACACCAAGTATGACCTAGTGTCCAAGTTATATGTCTAAGTTTTGTTTGATTAGAATGGCATATCTGAATCCTCATCGTCATTCGCTTGTGGGTCAATCGGAGCCGATGGTTTAGAACCACCAAATGAAGTTTCACTTTCATCAGAGTTACCATAATCGTAACCACCTTTGTCAGTGTTCCATTTTGGAGTTTCACCTCTTGCAATAGCTTCTAAGTACTCAACCGGTTTTTTAGAGTAAACATCACTCCAAGTTAATTCATCGTTAACCCAACTTTCAGAAAGTTTTGTGTCTTCGTGAATTGGAGCCGCGTCATCATACATAACTGTCTGAATTACCGTGTAAACCGCCCCTTTTGGAGTTTTAGCTTTTGTTAATTCAAGGATAAGGTCTCTCCCTTTTTCAGGGTCAGCAATATCTCCTTTGTTTCTGTAGATAGGGATGATTTTGTCATAGATACCCTCATTTTTGTAGTTAGATTTAAATCTCCAAAATTTAACCCCATCTTCTTCGTTATCTCTATCGATAACTTTAACAATGTAGAATTTACGTGATAAGTAAGACGATGACAATTTTTTGTCATTTTCATTACCTGTCGAACGAAGTTCTTCGTAAACCTCAGTTAAAGGTGAACGTTCATTGTCATTTTTTCCCGGGTCATAAAATTTTTGGAATTTTCCATCAACTTGAATCTCGTGGTACCAAACCTCTTTAAATGGTGAAGTACCATCTGTAGTTGGTAAGATTCTTAATCTTCTTTGGCCTTGAGTTTCCTTATCTGAAAGGATAGCCGCGAAGTATTTTTTCATTCTTTCTTCTTGTGTAAATTTTGAGGTAGAAGAAGTACTACCTTGTTTTGCTTTCTCGTATTGAGCCAAAACTGCGTCTAATGAATTTGTCGCCATAGTGTTTAAAATATTTAAAGGTTTATAAAAGTATAAGTGTCAGCCGTGTGTTTGTCAAATTGTTTTGTAAAAAAAAAGACGGTCCTAAGACCGTCATATCTATCTTAGTTGTTGAAATGAATTTGGTTGTGTTTCATCACCAAAATTTCTAAATGTTTTTTGTATTTCATTAGGTGAATAATCTTCAACATCGTTCTGAGTTAAAACATATTCATTTTTTCCCGATTTTTCCATATCATCTTCTTTATCTTCAAAAAAATCAGATAATTTTTGATTAAATGGCCCTGAGTCTAAACTCCTTAATTCTAATTTTTCTTGAGGAGTTTTTTCTCTGTATTTTTCAATTTTTTGTTCTAAATCATTTAATTTAGTCATAATACCATCCATTTCACCAAGTTTACTTTCTAAACCGTCTAAATGTTTGAATAAGTTATCAAAATACTCTTCTTGTTTTTGTTCAACTTTTTTCTGAGAATTTACCAAATCGGTAATATCCATTTCTTCAGTACCACCAACTTTACCTTCGTCACCTAATTTTTCAACATCAGGGTCGTTTGCCAAATCCACAGGTTGTGGACCTGCGGGTGCTGCCGGAGCAGGTGCCGCAACATTTGGGTCAACAGGAGCCGGAGCTCCACCCGCTGGTGGTAAGGCGTTTGGGTCTTCACCCGGAGGTGGAGGTAATGTAGCGTCTTGTTCTACAATATAATTATTAATTGAATTATATCTAGCAATTTCTTCTAAAATTCTATTGTCTATTTTTTTCATTTTATCCGTTTAATAATTGTTTTACACCAGTTGTTGTTTCAACTTGTATTTTTCTATTTTGACTCATTGTATTGTCAACTCTTTCTATTAGACCATCTTTCATTCTAATTGTATAACAATCACCCGATTCTAAATCACAAACTTGTTTTGAACCGTTACCCATATCTTTTTCAGTTGTACGGGTTTTTTTACCTAAGTAATTTTCTAATAATGATTTTGTATCCATAATCTTTTTATATATAAATATCTGTTTATTTGTAAATGTTACTGAGTAAATGGTGCACTAACTAAAGTAATTGGGTCCGATTCCAAAGGTCCTTTAGGATAATATTTCACAATCATAGTATATATTCCAGGATTTTTACCATTTACAGTACAAGTTCTAGCTCCTGAACCTGAAAGACATCCATATGTTACTATATTATTATTACCATCCTTAAAGTCTGTACCACCTTCATTTTTGTATTCATAATTAGGGTCAAGAATTACTAAAACAATAAATTTACCATTATTTTGTTGTATGTTATAGTAACTAGCGTCAATACCTTGTATTGTATCAAACATACCTATATTAACTATCTTAAGATATGATGGTGGTTGTGGGACATTTGCCGGTGGTGGTACCGCCGAAACATTACCGGTAACCGGATTAATAATATTAATCGCCTCTTGTACTCTACTTTCAATATTTGTAATATCAGTAGGATTCATTGTTGTGTATTCATCTTCATTTTTAGGATTACCATTATCTGAATATAATATTAAAAATTTAGCAATATCTTTAGCATCAATAGTTTTAATCACACTAACTCTGTTTGAATATCTTTCAATTAAAAAATTAATATGGTCATTAACACTATTAAAGATGGCATACGCTGTCTGAGTTTTACTATCAGGTGAATTACTCGAATCGCAATAATACTTAGTCATAAAATATTTATCCCCTGTTGCCCCCCAATATGGATTTAAATTAACACCACTATAATTATGACCAACCGTTTGAAGTTTAGACCCGTTTGATGAACTTAAATACATTTTAGCAAAAACTGCGTATCTAATTTTGTTATCAGTATTTGTTGATATTATTGAAATAACATCTGAATAATTAACAGTAGTTGCTGAAGGTTTTTCAAGAGTATACTTATCATAATCACTAATTGGTTTACACGTTTGTGTACTATCACTTTTAGTCCCAACAGGGTTAGTTAAATTTTTAACCTTATCTTCTTTCTGTTTTTTAATGTTTGTATTACTAGTTGTCCCTGTTGATGAAGCTTTTGCCTTATCAGCCTTTTCTTGAGCAACTTTATCAATAATTGTTTTTAATAATGTTGTTTTAAGAGATTGTAAATAATTTTCAACCTTAGGTAATGATGCCGTTGGTTGTCTAATACCCTCAATAACCGTTTCAAAATGACCCGGATTAATAGTATGATTAACACTTGTAATCATATACGGACCACTAAACATTGGTACATTTCTTAAATTAAAATACATTGTTGGTTGTATTATCGCATTCCCCATCATAGTAATGGTACAAGAATAACTTCTATTTTTGTATACGTTATATAATGAAGTACTTTGTGTTGAACCTCCTCTATTACCGGACTGATTCGCCATTTGGTTAATAACCTCCAAAGATTCCGCAGTTGATTTACCGGGATTTTGGGATACATTAAACCCTTGAAATATTGATTGATTTTGAGGTCCAATATCCACATTAAATCCGACCACTTTGTTTGATTTATCCCAATCTTTTTTTCCAATTTGGTTTTCCAATAATGGGTTATCACTAGCACGTCTTAAATCAAACGCATCATTTCTAAAACGATAATCAACGTTATTTTTTAAATCTAATTGTTCACTTGGTTTACCACCATAAAAACAAACCATTTTTGCGGAAGAGTTTCTATAATCAACATTTAAGAAAGTCCCAAACATTATATTAGCAAATTCCAAAGTACCATCAGGATTTGGTTTAGCGTTTTTAACCGCGTCTTGTACATTATAGAAATTAATATATGATGGGATATTCATAACAACAAAATTATTTTCAACTAATATTGTTTGAACATAAGTTAACATATTTGATTTAACATTGATATCTGTTAATCTATCTTTTAATTTAATAACATCAACCAATATTTTATCACCAACATCACGACTCGCTCTATCCAACAATAATATATCCTCAAATAATGTTTTTGTTTTAAAATCATTACCGGCAATCCATTTATCATTAGTAGCTTTGAATGATTCCCATAACTCCACTTTACTTTGTGGACTATCCAACACACTTGTTGTTTTTTGTTGAGGCGTATCATTAACATTAGGTAACTCTTTTTGAAGTTTAATCATCAAATTATCTAAAATCTTTTTATTGAATGCGTCTATACCATTTAAATAATCATTAATTAATATAATGAATTTATCATAATTCAATGTTGGGTCTTTTAATTTTTGAGTAGCGTAGACTTTAATTATTGGATATAAATTAGTTATACTTTCAACAGTAAACGCAACATTACAATCAATAAAGAAATCGGTTATATATGAACCACCATCTTTATATGTTAATTCAGGTATGTCAGAAAATCCAACATATGTTCTCAAAGCATTCCAAGCACTTGGATATGTTGTTTGTGACAAAGCTAACGTTGTTTGACTTGGTAAACCATTTGGTGTATTAGGGGCATAATAGTCCCACGTAAAAGGTGACGTTATATCGTGTTTTGAAAATGTATAAAACAACCTTTTGTCAAACCCTCCCGGATTACCATACTTAAACACAATATCATAATTTAAAAATTGTGTAATAAGATTTGATAAATTAGTTAATTGTCTTGATTGAATATCAATAACTGTACCGTCACTTCCTAATCCATTAACCGTAGGTACAATCATCATACTTGTCATTAATTTTTGGAAATTACCAAATGACTTATCTGTTTCCGTATCTACCTCTGAATCGTCTTCATCAAAAGTATAAATTGATTTAGAAAATTCTAAAAATTTAGTCTCAAACTTATCTAATATGTTTTTTTCAAAAACAGAAAACATTTCACTAATGTTTGTATAATCATTACTAACCCCATTAAATGAATAATTTTGTTGAGCACTTTGACTCGAAAACACTTGTTTTAAATATTGACTAGGACTTGGTTTAACTAATTTGGTGTTGTCAAAATAACCATAGTTTGGTGCCGACCAAAATAATCTAACAGACCCATTATACATAGACGTATTACCGGTAACCTCAATTTTAAGACTACCATCAGGGTTAAAACACTCATTAAATGTTTGATTAAATAATGAACCTTGAGAAGGAATTATATATGATGATATTTTATCCGGTGTCTTAACTGATACTGACCAGGGAATTACTTTAATAAACCTAGTATTACCGGTAGCAACACCATTTGAACCATTAATAACACTATCAACAACATTATTTAATGTCACACCTTTATTAAACCCATTTTGTATGTCCGCATTAGTAAACCCTGAATAAACTTCAAATCCTTGATAAAAGACATTGAAGTCATTTATTAATTTTGGGTAGAAACCTGTATTAATTGTTGTTGTGTTTGCTGAAAAATTTGCAGAAAATAATGGAAAACTTGTATCTACAGTATTTTGTAACACAACACTAGTCACACCTGTTTGACCAGGAATTGTGAATGTGTATGTTTTAGTTGGGTTAGAACTAACAGGGTCATAATTTAAATTAGAATCAAAATTTTTCCAAGAGTTGTCTAAAATATCTACACCATTATTAACATATGTTTTATAACGATACCAAATAGACCCCATCTTTAATATCCAAGCGTAAGGCATTTTATGGACTGCACCAAATTTCTTTAATGTTGCAAAAAGATAATCTAAATCTTTTTGAGTACCACCTTCATATGTTTTTGATTTTTCACGTAAAGTCGTTAATGGTAAACTATTTAAAAACAAATATGCTGACGATACATAAGGGTATTGGTCATTATTTTTAAATTTACTAACACCCTCTTGAATTGAGTTAATAAAATAAGGTGTGTTAAACATTGATGTTGTTTGATAAGTACTAACCCCACCACTATAATTATGGTATACAATATCTCCCTCTGTTGGTAATTGAACATCATAAGTTCTTGTACTATAGAAATTACTTAAATTAGTT